TCTGGGCGCCTACCCGCATCTGGCGACGACGCATGTGACGACGACGTCGCCCTTCAGCTACATGAGCCTGTTATCGGGAGATCCAGCATGACCACGACCCAAGCGCCCGAGCTTCTGCTCCAGCACCATCTCAAGAAGCTGCGACATCGTTGCCTTGGTCGCCTGGCCGCAGCGAAAGGTTGTCTTCCGGAATGTGAACGAGGTCAAAGAAGCGCTGTCAAAACGCCTGTCGGTCAATTGCTTTGTCGAGGGTTGCGAGCGCGCGTCTTGGATGGAGGCGATCGCGTGGACATGATCTCCACGTACTGGGAGCAACTACTTCTTATCGGCGCGCTCATTTTCCATGCGGCAAGAAGCTATGCACAACTATCAGAGATGCGAAAAGACATCGACCAGCTTCAGGCCGAAATTCTCAGGTACACAAAATGGACGCAAAAGCAGGCCGAGGAAATAGTCGAGCTCAAGAGCGAATCACGCGTGCTCGTAAAACAAGTGACAAGTTTATGGGACTTCACCAACGGCCTGCGTGACCGGCTCAACGGTCACGGAAAACACTAACAACCACCGGAGACATCAATGATCGACTGGAACGACTTCCCGAATTTCGGGGAGAAGGAATTCGCGTGCCAATGCGGCTGCGGCGTTTCCGCTATACAGGAGCCGGCGCTCCAAACATTTCAGGATCTTCGCACCTCGTACAACCGACCGTTGACCGTGTCCTCTGGATACCGCTGCGTGGCGCATCCCGAGGAAGCGCGAAAGGTCGATAACGGTGGTCGACCAGGATCGCATTTCTCTGGATTTGCCGCTGACTTCGCTGTCGCCGGCGAAGACGCGATCGACCTTTTACGATTAATGCTCAACGACCCACGGGTGACGGGCATTGGGATTCAACAGCGTGGCCCGTGGAATTCGAGATTCCTACATTGCGATATTTTACCCGAGGGCGGCGACATCGCACGCCCTGCACTCTGGACTTACCCATGAAAGGAAATTCAAATGTCCAAAATACTTCAACTTGTCATTGCGCGCGCAAAGGAGCCGAGCACGCTCGCATCCCTGGCGGTAGTATTTTCCGCACTAGGATTCAACGTGAGCGACCAAATGATGAGCGCGATAATGGGGATAGTCGGCGGTGCTGCGGCGCTCGCCGGGATCCTCGTGTCTGAGAAAGGTAGCTCGTGAGTGTTTGGGCTATTGTACTCGTCTGTCTCGCAGGCGGCGCCACGTTGGCCGGCGCCGTCTGGCTGGGGCGGCGTTGGCAGGCGGGTCGCCAGGCGGAGGCTACATCTGCAGCCCAGGCTCGTATGGCGGAGCATCGCGATAGCAGTGATTCTGCTTCTACCGACAGGATGCGTCACGGCCGTTGGTAGCGTCGTCGGGGCAGGGGCGTCATCAATAGGCGCGTACTGGGACTACCGCGGTGCCAAGAAGGGCGAGCCGGTTATCGTCACCCCGCCAATCGAAGCCTATTCGAATGACGTCCAGGCAGCCGCAGCCGCGGAGATGAAAGCGTTGGCCGGTCCATGTCCACGGGACACGGTGGTCGGCGACTGCTCGGTGCTCAAACGTATGGTCATCGACTATGGAGATCTGCGGCAGCGGATCCGGGCCGCTAATGCACCGGACTGATGACGAGTACGACTGGGCCCAGGACGCGATCGGTTCATACGCACTGGCGATCCAGACGCTCCGAGAGAGCTATCTGGCTAATCGTCTTCCTGGCGAAAGCGCAAAGGAATACCTCGAGCGGACCTCGAGCGAGCCTTGAAGTCTGCCCAAATGCTGCCCAAAATAACAAATAAGGGCTTAGAGGATTTATTTAATTTTCCTCTAAGCCCTTGATTGTATTGGCTCCGCGGCCAGGACTCGAACCTGGGACAAGGTGATTAACAGAAAACGGCTTCGACGGTTTAGGTAATTATATTACGTTATCTTAAATTATCTCTGATTATAATACCGCAGTAAAAACAACGCATTAATGCGTATTTTGCTTTGCGACGTGGGTCAGGTGTGGCATGTTTATGTACCGGTAAATACTCGTAGATCCCGTTCAATATGCCCAAATGCTGCCCAAAAAATGAATGATATAGATATACGATCCGCGCAACCTCGTTCCGGTATTTATGATATTTGGGACGATCAGATTAAAGGCCTGCACGTAATTGTTTCGCCTGGAGGTACTAAAGCGTTCTATCTGCGGTATCGGTTTGGCGGACGCCTTAGAAAGAAACGCATAGCGCTGTATATGAAGTCGGGTTTCAAAGAACCGGAGACAACTCTCGCAACTGCGCGGCGGCTCGCTAGAAATTACCTCAACAAAATATCAGAGGGCATCGACCCTTTCCTCGAGGTTAGACGCAAAGTCCAGCAAGACGAAGCAGACGCCATCGCGAAGGCAGCTCGTAAGACCTTCCGGCAGCTCGCCGACGATTACATCGAGCTGTATTCAAAACCCCACAAAGATTCTTGGAAACGCGACCAGGAGATCCTTGATCGCGATGTCCTTCCGCGCCTGGGCGCGATGCCCCTGGAAGAAATCCGTAAAGCAGATATCGCCGACGTCACACGGCCTATTTTGAAACGCGGGTCACCGTCCTCTGCAAACTACTGCTTTTCTGTTATGCGTGCCGTTTTTAACTGGGGCTCGAATGAGGGCTACGGCGGAATGGAATACTCGCCAATGATCGGTATGAAGGCGCCGGCGCCGAAAGGCGATGGTCGCGAGCGGGTACTATCCGAGGAGGAGATCCGGACAGCGTGGGACTGGTTTGAAACCGGCAGCGATATGCATGAGCTAACGCGCAATATTTACAAACTTACACTTGTGACGGGACAGCGTCCCGGCGAAGTGTGCCAGATGGAGAAAGAACACGTCAGCGTATACGGCAATCATCACATATGGACGATCCCCGGCACCATTAGAAAATCCGGCCAGACGCATGTTGTACCGCTGTCGGGCATGGCAATCGAGATCCTGGAGCAGGTCGAAGCCGAGAAGAAAAAGCTCGACTATGTAGACGTCGAAACCTTTAACCCAAGACTGGGGGAGTGCCTGCATTGCGGAGGAGGTCTTCCCGTTCCTAAAAACCGGGACGGCCGGCGTATTCGTTTGCAATATTGTAGCGAAAAATGTCGCAGCGACAGGGCGGTGCTCCTGCGAAAGTCAAACCGCGAGCCGCGGTTCATAAACAGTCCGTTTGTATTTCCGTCGCCTCGAACACGCGGCAAGTGTTACGCGGAGAACACGCTGACCCATGCTCTAGACCGAGCTCGCGAAAACGACATGACGCTCGAGCATTGGACGCCTCACGATCTACGGAGGACGGCCGGCACGCATATCACTGGTTTGGTAAAAGAGACCCGAGAAATCATGGATCAGGTGCTCGGGCACAAGGACGGCAAGGTAGGCGCTGTCTATGATCGCTATGCGTACTTCGACGAGAAGCGCCGCGCACTTGATGGATGGTCTCGAGAGCTGCGACGGATCCTCGACGGTACGGAGGAGAGCGCTACAATTATTCCGCTATATCGATAGTGGCCGGTGAATTCTTGCCTGCTCGTACTCCTCAACCGCGCGTAACGGGTATAGCACTTTGTGCTCGAGCTTCACATACTCGGGGCCGCGACCCTGGTTGCGCCAATTTGCCAGTGTCTGGACATGGCTAACTGCGCCCCGCCAGCGATCCAATAATTCCGCTGGTGTCAGATAAATTTGATCAGCCATTTCGTCTCCTAACGCAACTCCCCATCAACATCCGCACCCCGGCCGCGCCCGCCTGGACGTGCGCCGCCTCGATGTGCGCTCTGCAATCCGCCCGCGTCCATCGCTGTTCGCCCGCCGCCCGCGCCTCGATAGCGACGCAGGTAGCAGAGCAAAGCATGTATATCGCGACGATCATAACGTCGCATCGAGGATCGCGACGTAGACCGCAAACCAGATCAGGCTCGCGATCAACGACACAATCAGCACGTCTCTCATCTTCTCCAGTAGCTGCACCTCAGTCGCTCCGTGCATCCGGTTCGCTGGTTGGAAGATGCGGTTTCAAACGCGTTACCCGACGGCCGCCGGGGACCTTCTGGGTCACCGCTGAGTGCCCGAGGCGGCGGATCTCGATGCTCATCTTGTAAGCGTTGTTCTCGTCCTGAAAGTCGAGGCTGTCGCCAACCTCCAACTGAGCAGCAATTTGCTGAAACGCATCACGGCGATCGCGGAGGTTTATCCGCGGTATGCCTTTCTTCACATTGTATCTTACACTCATTTTCATCTCCTATTCGACTGTCTGTTTTCGAGTCCGCGTGTGACACGAGCTCGGCAGGACGCCCGGCGGTAGAAGGAAAAACACCGGACGCCCCACCGAGGTCGCGCTACGCGGCAAGGAGCGCCGTGAATGGTGCAGACCGGACCCAGCGCGAGACCTCGTCTTGGCGATCGGAAAGGGTCGTGGCGACGTTGTCGTTGCCCGTGACCCTAACCGGAAAATCGTCACTGTTATGGGAGCTGTAAAAGGTAAAGGCGGACGTCAAAGCGTATACGTTGAAACCACGCTCGGCGCATTCGCGGGCTGCTCGCTCGAGGAGCTTCTCGGCCTTCTTATCTGAAACGCTCGGCAGCGCGCGGACCGTTTCCTCGATCTGCGTCCAGGTCAGCCCGGTAGCCGACCACGCTTTCATGGTCTCGACCTGTGCCGCAAACCGTGGGGCGAGATCATGAAGCCAATCCTCAAACACCTCGGCGGTCGCGTTCTTCGTGTGACGCTTACGGAACCAGTCCATCATGGACAGCGCCGTCATACCGTTGTTGCAGACAAGGTCCAAGGTGCCGACGTCGAGCTGCGTGCTTGAGCCGCCGTCATATGATGTGGTTATAGAGCAGGTCGCAGCGACAGTCGTGCCGACTTCGAGCGTGCGGGCGGTGGTGTTGCCGTAGTGTAAAGCCTCCTCGAAAGCCTTAACGACGTACTGCCGCTGAACCCATGCACCGCTGCCGGCGCTGGAGTCACGGATCTCGACGCTCGCGAGCTGCTCCGGCGTGAACGCGTCTAGCATGACGCGCTCGGCCGCGGCGCACAGATCGCGCATCTGAACGACCTGATAACTATCACTGACAACGCCGAGCGGCACTGGCTGGCCATCGCGCACCGCGTAGGTGCCGACGTACCCTGGCATCTCTAATGCCTGGCCTTCACGGCCGATGCCTTGTACAGGGCGCTTGACGACACGCGACAGGATTGCAGAGCCCGCGTGGCTCGCGAATATTTGTGGTCGAGGGAGGTTGTCGTTCCCGCGAATAAAAGACATTCTTCGATTCCTAACTTCTTTGGCCATGGTTCCTGCGAGGGTTCTAGCGGCCGGGTTGATGAGGAGGGTCGGTAGAGTTGCAGCTCTGCCGACCCATTTCGTATGACACTTATTGAGTGTCTAAGCATCAACATATAAAGCAAGACATTATCTAGTACAATCAATATGTGATGATTAAATTCACAAATTGATTGCCGAATCGTGTCCCCGAGTCCGCTTGACTGTCCCCTCGATAGAGAACAAATATAGAACATGCGTGACGATATTGTAGCTCAATTCAAATATGTCTTTCGTAGACACGTCGATCTGAAGCGGTTGTCGAGCATTTGCAAAGGCGACCAGGTGGCAGCGCGGGCTGTTGCCGTACAGGCGCTACGTGAACTGGCTGACGAGATCGAGGGAGAGGGAGGCGGGGCCGTCGTCGAATGGGACCCGTTCCTTAAAATTCCGGTGATGAAGAAGAGAGAATAGCGCCGGGACGATACTCTAGGTATTTGGGGAACGCAGCATACCGCCCGGCGCTGCACCCTACGCTGCCCAAGTCAGCAAACCAGTCCATTCACGGCCATCATTAAGAATAGGAATATTATACTGGGGAGCATGGCGATACATGCGGCTTCTGGTAATATGAAGAAAATTAACGCCCAAATCTTTTCGTTGTATCTTCCATCTTCGTTTTTCAAATCTCGATACATGTCGCGCACCCAATCCCAAGGCATGTCATAGGGATACCTGCGCCTATCGCGAGAAGATCTGCGTGTTAATTGCACACGAGGGCACACTTCGTGGTAGGCCAGCTTCCATATTAGCCAGGGCCAACCGATAACACCGCCCGCTATCAAGTGAATTAAAGCGTTATCCTTATCTGCAAAATTACAGATGATATCCATCAGAACTTAATGAATGCGCCAACCACAACGGCGTGGATCCACACCTTCTCATCGCCTGTGTTCTCTAGGAGCATGCGCGTGTGATTGCGATTGCTGCTCTCAGGCTGCAGCACGTAGACATTAGGTAAGCTGTCGTGCTTTTCGAGACGCTTGCAGGTGGCCTCTACCTCATCCGACGCCTTGTCCTGCCGCATGACGATGACGTATTCGCCGATCGGCAGCTTATCGTCCTCTTCATTGTATCTATTACAATAAAGGATCGATCCTTCCGGGAACCGCTTATCCATCGAATCCCCGCGAACGCGTAGGCCGAACTCCGCTTCGTCGGCACCAACACCAGGATATGAAACGAACTCTGGCAGTTCCTCAACAGCGGCACGCCACTCGCCAGCTTGCACGTATCCAACGACCGGGAACAGCCCTTCGGTTTCAGTGAACGTAACCGGTTCGACGCCGGTTTTGCTTATGGTTTCGTTGAGTTGATTTGAGGCGCCGCGCTTTTCATCTATCAACGCAGTGGTCGCATCGACGCGAACGTGTAAATCACTTCGGTCGATATTGAGGCCAGAGAGGTAAGCGATACTGCCTTGCAGCATGCGTCCGATATTGCTGGTTGGTGCAATAATCGCGACGGCGCGCGCTGAGAGCTTAAGTCGATGCAGGATGTAATTGACGTGTGATTTAGGCTCTAAATAACCCTGCGGACCTTTTGGTGATTGATGCGGGTAGCTTCTTCCCGCTTCTTCCGGGTCAATGTAAAGCTCGTTATCGCCAAGCTGTATCGAGCAAAAGTTCGTCCAATCGGTCTCATTTATATATTGATGCGCTTGTTTTGGAATTTCGGTCCGCATCGTTTCCATAAGGGAATCGACAATTCGATTCAGCGTGTTGTCTTTGAAATCGACCGGATTGTTTTCCACAAATAGCGGCGCGATGCTCTGCTTCATAAATCTTGTTACAGCGGACTGGGCTACCTGCGCCGTCGTTGCCATTTTATTATAAGACCAACCAGTGATCTCTCGGAGAAGCTCAAAACCTGCTTGTTTAATAAGAACTTGCCGGTGCAACGCGAATGCTGCCAAGGTCTCTGCAGGGACTAGTGGTGCTGGCTCACTGGGTGGTTGGTCCTCATCACCCATCTCTTCAATATTTTTAGATCCGGCTGAAATAACGGCTGAGACATACCGCTTTTCAGCATGTAGATAGGCCAGTCGATACGTTCGTAATGCTCTTTGAAACTCTTCATCTGCGAAGCCGATCCGCGCCTTCTCATATTCGAAATCGTATTCGCGCCAAGTTTCATACAGTCTATCGAATTCATCGTCGCAACTTATGAATTCCCCTACAGAGATTTCTTCGTTAAAGCGTTCGTATATTTTCCCAGGGTTATTCATATACTCTTTCGTAAGATGGGTGATCCTCACTTCCGTTGCGTCGCTGGCTCTCTCCCCATAATCGTGCATCGCGCTGCTCGTGTCTTGCGCGCGATAGTACCAATTGTGATTTTCCTCTAACTCGTCCTCGACCTTCTTTATCTCAACCTCGATGAAATGGAGACGCTTCTTATTTGCCGCCAAACGGTCTTTATAAATCCCTATGTAATTCGCCCCGTCTTCCGCCTCGGCCTTATCAAGATTCAAGGGGCGCGCGGCCGGTTTGACCCGCTCAAGACCCTCCATCATTTGATCGATCCGCTCATCGAGCGGGGCGTCTTTGTCAATATTTCTGGCGTTTTCGCTGATTTTCTCAACACGCGCGCGGGTCGGCGGTTCATAAAAGTCTCCGCGGTAGACGCCGGGGAGCGGTGGCGCGAAATCACCGTTATATCTCCTATGCCGACCCATAACGGACTTCTTCTCCGCCGGTTTTTCAGGCGTTTCCTCGTCCGAATCGGTGTGACTTAGAAAGCCAACTGGTTCGTCTGTGTCCTCTTCCATGCATCGTCAGTATCACAAATGTGCAGATATGCTCAAGTAGAAAGTCAAGAAAACCAACGATAGCAATAAAATACACGCAATCATGCAAAAATGATTGTCTTGAGATCTGCGGTGTGGTCTACTGCATCTATGACCTTACCCCCATTCTCCCACCAGATCCTGACGGACTTCGAAGAGCGCGCCCGGAATCTCGGGCTTAACTTCAGCAAGATCTGTCGGCAGGCCGACATCGCCTACAGCACCTACGCGCGTTGGCGGAAAGGTATCACCGACCCACTTCGATCGGCGGCAAAGATTGACGCCGTCCTGCGCCAACACGAGGAGCGGGACAATCGATGAGCGGTCAATGTTTAAAGTCCTCGGTGTCGACGTTGGTCTCGACGGTGCAATCGCACTTGTCGGCCACGGATTTCTCGCTGTCGAAGACATGCCCACAATGGGCAGCGGCCGGCAGCGCGTCATTAACGGTGCTGAACTCTGCGACATTATTACTAGGTGGGCACCAGACCTCGCCGTCGTTGAGAAGGTACATGCCTTCCCAGGACAGGGTGTCTCGAGTGCTTTTCGGTTTGGCCAAGCGCTTGGAACCGCCGAAGGCGTCATCACCGGTCTCAAAATACCTATTAAATACGTGTCGCCTGCAGCGTGGAAGCGCAGCTACCGCCTCACATCCGACAAGGAACAGGCTCGAATGCGGGCCATTCAGCTATTTCCCCACATGTCTGACCGGCTCGGCCGCAAAAAGGACCACGATCGGGCAGAAGCTCTCCTTATTGCCGCACTACAACAGGATGGTGAGTAGCAATGTGCATAGTGGCGGAATCGAGAAGGGCGTAAGGGCTTTATCATGAGTCATACACAGACAGAAAAACCCCGGTTCGAGATCCTGCGCCTTGCAGAGGCTGCCGTGACCGATCGGGAGAAGCAGTATTCATCGCCCGACGTGAACTACGACCGCGTCGCGCGGATCGTCCAGGTCATCCTCCAGGACAAATTGCGCCCCGAGGCGGAGCTGTCTCCGGCCGACATGGTTCTGGTCAATTTGGCCATAAAAATGTCGCGCCTTATTGAAAAGCCTGACCACACGGATTCCCAGGTCGATATCGCCGGGTATGCATCGCTGATGAGCGAGGTGGTCTGATGACAGCCACGCCCGGCATCGAGACATGGCTGCGAACGGCCGAGCCGGGCGAGGTGTACCTCTATTACGTCGGCTTTTTGGCCATCGACAAATCCAAATATACAGACACCAAGCGCCTGCGGACCGCTACAAAGGCAACGCGTCTTGCCAGAGAGGGCAAAGTCTTCCTCGTTCAGCGCCACCTTGGGAAAGCAAAGTTCGAATATCTCGCCATCAAGGCGAAGCAGGAGAACAAGTGCCGCACTTGGTGGAACCGTGACTTCGAGCCGGTCGCCGCTAACGACATTATGGGCGGGGGTAAAACCCGATGCAGCTAAAGCCCGGAGCATATCGCGCCGAATCACTGGTTCTGATGCCACACCAAGAGACACTTCGTGACAGGCTCTTTAATAGCGTCACGCACTTGGTTCACGGCGACCAGGGCATCGGCAAGACGGCGATCGCCATCACTGCCATGAACAAGCTCGTTAAGGCCGGCCGCATATATAAGCCAATGCTTTGGGTTGGCCCGACCAGCTCAGTGCTGAATGTCAGCCGCGAAGTCGAGAAGTTTGGCGGCATCGAGGGCCACAGTGTTCGCGTCATAAGAAAGACCGCAGATTGGGCCCCCGCTCGGCCGGGAGAGGTTTTGGTCATGTCATACGACATGATGGTTCGACTTCTTCCCGAACTGGCCAGATCGATGTTTTCCATCTTTGTCCTGGACGAGGTTCAGTTCTGTAAAAATCCCCGAACCAAGAGAACAAAGGCCGTGTTTGGCCATCTTTCGCGACCAGGTCTGGCAGCTCACGCTGATTTCTTCTGGGCGATGAGCGGCACACCAGCACCCAATCATTTTGGAGAGTTGTATCCGTTCCTGCGGGAAGCGGGCCTCGCCTCCGTTTCTTATGACACCTTTGTCCGACGACACTGCCGGATACGCGAGGATCGGTTTGGCTACAAGATTGTCGGGAACAATCGCCCCGCGATCGACCAGCTCATGGGCAATGCGTCGGAGGTCTATTCGCGCATTCGTAAGAGTGAAGTCCTTACCGACCTACCACCCATTACGTTCAATAATGTGCAGGTATCGGGCGACCGGACGATGCGTAAACAACTCGCGGCCATCGAGGATGGTCTTCGGCCGCAGATCGATGCGTTGATAAAGACAATCCGCTACGGCGAGACTCCTCCCGTCGAGGAGGTGGCGTCGCTGCGCAGACTGACAGAGATCGCCAAGGTTGGAGAGGCAATCGAGATCGTCAGTGCCGAGCTGTCCGACAGGGCAATCAACAAGATTGTTATCTTTGCGACGCACCGCGACACGATCGCGGCATTGGAGGAGGGGCTTTCCAAATTCGGTGTGCGCGTCATCCATGGCAGTGTCAGCGTGGCCAAGCGGCAAAGGGCCATAGACGATTTTCAGGATGATCCGACGGTCCGTGTGTTTGTGGGCCAGACAGTTGCGGCCGGCACGGCGATTACGCTGCATGCCAACGGCGCCTGTCAGGATGTCCTGTTTGTGTCGGCTGACTGGGTTCCATCGAACAATGCCCAGGCCGTCGCGCGTGTTCACCGCAAAGGCCAGATCGGCAATGTCCACGCCCGTTTCCTTCATCTCGAAAACTCGATCGATGAAGCAGTCCAACGGGCCGTTATGCATAAGACCAGAATGTTAAGTGAAATCTTTAAAGATGAAAGGAGCCATCATGCGGCGTAACAGCATGCGCGAGGCGGATTACCGCTTCAATTATCTGGAAGATATAGACCTCGATACCATCGAGCTCGATTATCGGGACGACCCCTGCGTCGTGTTTTTATGTCAAAGTCTTCGGACGGAACGCCGTGACCGTGCGGTCGAACGGGAGAGTATGGGTGCCGAGATCGACGATCTCAAATGGAACGGCGTCTGCAACTGATGGCTGCTCATTCAAACATCATGGGCGGCTCGAACGCATCGCGACGGATGAATTGCTATGCGTCCTACCGGCTTGAGCTGGAGGCACCGGAACCACCTGCCTCCAAGTTCGCTGTCGAGGGAACGTTTCATCACGACGTCATCGAGCAGCACTTCAATGGCAAGTCTTACGCCGAGCTTGAGGGATACACCCGAGACGGTTTTACGCTGACCCAGGAATACATACGCGAACTGCATTATCCGGCAGTCGCCGCGTGGCAACAGCTCCTGAAAAAGTATGGCGTGGAAGAGGTCGAATACATGACCGAGGCGCGGGTGTCCTATCCGGGCGTCGATGCGTTTGGCACAGTGGACGTGCTCGGCACTTCTGACGAATACACGATAATCGGTGACTGGAAGTTTGGCCGCGGCGTGCGTGCCGGACCATCGGCACTTGAATATCAGCTTCCATTCTATGCGGCAGCGGCGCGCGTGACACCAGACTGTTCGGATATGTTCAGCCCGGACAAGAAAATCATCGTTGCCGCGATCCAGCCCGCCATGGACATGCCACTGAGTGACCGGGTCATGGAGTATGATGAGGTTGTGGCCTTCGAGAAGAGGGTGCGCGACACCATCCTGATCATGACGGCGGGGGAAGCTCTCCCACCCACGGCTGGAAAGCACTGTCGTTGGTGCCGGGCGGCCGCATTATGCCCTGCCAAGAAGTCGCTCGCGACCGCAACCGCCGTTACCGAAGTCGACAAGGAAAAGCTCAACGCGGATGAGGTTGGTTTTTACCTCAAGATCGCGGACGAGCTGGAACACTGGATTTCATCGATCCGTTCTCATGCCCACCAACAGTTGGAAGGGGGCCAGGACGTGACCGGCTACAAGCTGGTGCCGAAGCAGGCACGGCGGCGGTGGTCGAGTGTGACGGAAGCCGAACAGATGTTCGAGCGTCACGGTATCGCGTTCTCAGAGTTTATGGATTCGAAACTGATTTCGCCCGCAAAGGCGAAAAGGGTCTTGAAGGCAAACGGTATCGATGCCGACGCCTTCGAGATGTTGATTGTGGCGACCTCAAGTGGGTCGTCACTCGTCCCGCAAGACGATCCCCGTCCTGCAATTACTGACACTATAAGGAATTTAGAAGTATGAATATGTTAGCAGTTTTCGAGAAGAACCGTGAAGCCCTTCAATCCTTTGAGCAGATGGCGCTCGAGGGTGCGCGGGGTGCGTTAAGTTTCCTGAAGTTCACCAAAGGCATTTGGGTTGCCGGGATGGACGAACAGGAAATCGACCGAGACGAAGAACTGGCACTGGACCCCAAATCAATTTCCAAAGGTGGAATTTGCTGGAGTGGCGGATCGGTTTTGGACGAGCGATTTGAGACTTTGGCATCGGGTCGAATGGTCAACCTTGGCGAGCTGCCGGACCACGGTCCATACGCCAATGATGATGACGGCTGGAAGGCAGCCGTACATTGCAAGTTCAAGTCGCTGACGACTGGTGAAGAGTATTCCTTCTCCAGCACTTCGCACGGCGGCAGGAAGGCGCTCGCGACTGTGACCAAGGAGTTCGTCGCCCGGATGAAGTCGGGTGAGAGTGATCTGGTCCCGATCGTGCGCCTTTCGTCCGACGGTTATAAGCACAAGCTGTATGGCTACGTTGCAACACCGGTGATCGAGATCGTTGGCTGGTCCAACGACGACGATCTGCAGGCGGGTAACGTCGATGTTGTTGAAGAAGTAGCCGAGGAAGCACCGACGCCAAAAAGGCGCAAGGTTGCCGCCTCGGCCATCAGCAACGGGTCGCTGCCTAGCTAATCGCTGCCACGAGGGGCGGGGTGGTGGTGCACCCCGTCTCTCAGTTTTCCTAATAACAGAAGATTCGGATGGTGACATGGAAAAACCGGTCGTACCAAATCGATCCTCCTATCAAACTATCGAAGGCCGTCGATGATCGGGCCCGCTGAAGTAGCGGCTGCGATTGGCGGCAATTCCCGCGAAGGCGATGGATACGTTGCCTTCTGTCCACTGCATGAAGCAGACGGGAAATCACACAACCCCTCCCTGATCCTTTCAGAAGGTCATTCTAAACCGGTCATCGGTCATTGCCGGGCGGGGTGCTGCCAGGATGACATTAATGCTGCGGTTGATGAGATCGTCGAGCGCCTCGAAGCAGGCGAAACCGTGACTCCGATCGAGAGCAAAGTCGAAATCAAGAAGTCAGGAAACAAGCTGCACGCCCGTATCCTGAGGGAGGGTGCCCCCACGGACGCGTATCAATATGACGACATTGACGGGAATTATGTTGTCACGAAGATCCGCTGGGAAGCCGTCATCGACGGGCGGCGTGAGAAGACATTCCAATTCTGTAATCAGCAACTGCCTGCAACGAGCCCGTCCGCATTCCGCATGCCGGAAGCTGCGGCAATGCCTTTATATAATGCGCACGCTCTAAGAGATCTGGAGTCTGACGACCTCGTCGTGATTTGCGAGGGCGAGAAGGACGCCAATACCATGCTGGGCCTCGATTACGTTGCGGTATCGACACATAACGGCGTAGCAGGGTGGAGCAGTCAGAGCGCTGGCTGTTTGCAGGGTCGCCATGTAGCCATCGTGCCAGACAACGACGACGCAGGACACAAATATGCCAAGAAGGTAATCAAAGCGCTCTCTCCATTCGCCAAAAGCGTGAAGGTCATCGAGCTGCCCGGACTGAAAGATAAGGGTGACGTTACAGACTGGGTTGATGCCGGCGGGACCGAGCAACAATTTTGGGAACTCTACACCGGGCAGTCTGAGGAGGATCTTGGTGGCCCCAATCCTGAGTGGAGAACGACACTCTCGCGAAACGCGCAGGGCGCCATACGATCGAATGACTTTAATTTAAATATCATGCTGTCGCGGTCCCCCGAGTTTCACGGGCTGTTTCGTTATAACCACTTTCAAAATGTTATTGAGCTGTGGCGAGCGATACCCGGCAGTGATGACACTGGCCCGTTCCCAAGAGTTTGGCAGGATACAGACGAGACGGATGTCCTGGTCTGGGCGCAGCGAGCAGTGTTCCCGTCAATGGCGCGCTCCAAGATCATGCCGGCCGTCCAGGCTGTCGCCGCTGACAATGGCTATGACCCGCTGGTCGACTATCTCGACATGCTGGCGTGGGACGGGGAGGAACGTCTTGATTGCTTCCTGCAGGAATATCTCGGGGCTGAAGGTGTCGACCGTTATATAAGTGCGGTGGGTCGTATGTGGGCCATATCCGCAGTTGCTCGTGCCTATCAGCCCGGATGCCAAGTCGACACCATGCTCGTACTGGAGGGACGCCAGGGGCTTTATAAGTCGTCGGCTTTACGAGCCCTGGTGCCGCATGAAGAGTGGTTCTCTGACGACATCAGCTCGATGCGCGGCGATAAGGACGACAAGCTGGCGCTGTTCGGGCGCATGATCATCGAGATCAAAGAACTCGAGGCGCTGCGGAAGGCTGAGATTGGCGCTATCAAATCGTTTATCGATACACGGGTCGATAAGATCCGTGTACCTTACGGTAGATCGGTCCAGTCCTTTCCGCGGCGGTGTGTCATGGCCGGGTCGTACAATCCAACGGGCCACGGGTATCTGAAAGATGCATCCGGCGGTCGGCGTTTCTGGCCCGTAACAATCAAACATCTGGCCGACATCGATGGGCTGCTGGCGATTCGTGATCAGCTATGGGCCGAGGCGGTGGTGGCCTATAAGACCGGTGAAAAATGGTGGACGTTCGACCGCGACCTCATGAAGCTTATCGAGGCAGAACAGGAAGAGCGCTATCAGGTCGAACCGATTGAGGAGTTGGTTCACAGTTACATCGATAACGAGTGTCTTGCGGATGATCAGGATGGTGCGCACAACATCCGTCGATCGTGGATACCCCGCAAAGAGCCATTAGACACATTCTTCACGCATAACTTCTGTGAGGATGTATTGCTTCGATCGTGGGACCAGGTGAGGCGCCCTGATCTGAATATTATTGGTCAGGCGATGACCCGCATCGGGTGGACAAAGGGCAAATTATGGAACGCTCGCATCAGCAAAACGAGCACCGGGTGGAAGCGTCCTGACACTGAAAACCGACCTCACCCTCCGAGAAAAACCACCTCACCCTCTGACAAAATTGCCGCAAAAAGTGATGCACAGGCATCCGCTGCGTTGCGTGGGAAGGTGCAAAACGCCGCCGTGGAGACGGAAAACGTAGCCGTTTTGTCGAAAACCTCACCCTCTGACCCCCAAAGGGTGAGGGAGGGTGAGGTAAAGGGTGAGGTGCTAAGTTATTCCAGCGCAACAGAAAAAGGTAAAACCTCACCCTCCTCACCCTCTTTTCCTATTAACTTTGTGGAAAGTAATGAGGGGTTAGATACAGGGGTATATATAAAGTTTTGGGACACTGAGGGTGAGGTTGGCCTCCACGACGCTCGCTCGGCACTGAAGAGCGCCCTCGACGACGGGATCGTCGGGTTCGACCTTGAGACGACGGGACTGTCGCCGGTCGACGACAGCCGGGCCCGACTGATGCAGGTCTGGCGCGACGATCACTGTCACGTTTTCGATCTCGATGTGTTTGGTGGCCTCGAGGCATTCGGCGATCTGCTGGAAGGCTCCGACCTTGTCGCCTTCAACGCACTTTTCGAAATGAGGTGGCTCAGGGCTGCGGACATTGATGTCGTCCCTCACGACCTGATGTTAGCCTGGTCGGCGGTTTATGGCGGCACATTAAAAATAACGCTCGAGCATGTTGTGAAGGAGCTGCTGGGCGTTGAATTGGACAAGACGATGCAGAAGTCGGACTGGTCGGGTGAGTTGACCAAAGATCAGATCCAGTACGCCTTCGATGATGCGTACTTCACGCTCATGGCTTGGCGGAAGCTGACGGGCATCATGGCCCCGGAGCAGGTTGCCGGATACGAGCTATTCAAGAATTCACAACGGCCCGTCATGAGAATGATGGAAGCCGGCGTTGGGTTCGACATCGACGGCCATGCCGAACTGCTCTCACGATTTGAACGAAAGTTCATCTGGGCGGAAGATTGGTTAGCGCGCCACGTACCCGACGTGAAGAACTGGTCGAGCTCTTCGCAGGTTGCGAAATGGTTGAACGATTCTTTGCCTGAGAACGTGAAGGGACGGTGGCCTCGTACCGAAAAGACACTGGCCATGAAGACCGGTGCCGATGCCTGTAAGCAATTCATCCTCGATGTCGACCGCGACCTTCGCCGCGTCTTTTGGGCCTACCAAATTCTCCAAACCTATAGGAAATACATAAGCACCTATGGCGAGAAGCTTGTTCGCAATCATTATCGGGATAGGCGCCTCTATGGGAACTTCAGGATCGGCCGAGCCATCACCGGGCGAATGGCCTCCGAGAAACCAAACCTCCAGAACATGCCGGGCAGGGGTCCTATAGGAGCTGCGTTTCGCAGTCTGTTTATAGCACCGCCTGGTAGCCGTCTGGTAATTGCTGATTACAGTCAGATCGAGGTTCGCGTCGGTGGCATACTGGCTGATGAGCCAGCCTTCAAAGAAATGTTTGAACGTGGCTACGATGTTCACGCCGCGACGGCCGCGCTGATGCTCGGCAAGGAATACGATGAGGTTTTTGACAGCGAAAAGAAAAGTGTCCGTCCGGAGTACAAGCATGCGCGGTCGGCAGCGAAGGAAATTACATTCGGAATGCAATACGGCATGGGTGACCGGACGCTTGCCAGCAAGTTGAACCTCACGGTCCGGGAGGCGCGTCAGGAAATACGCAAATGGGAAGAGAACTTTCCCAAGGTAACAGAATGGAGAGAGAAGAGTGCGGAGTATGGTGCTCGCAATAAGGGGCTGGTGATGCCGAGCGGCCGCACGATTACTCTCGATTATAGACCGTCTCCACAAGCCTGTTACAATTATCCGGTTCAAGGCACTGCCGGCGACGTGATGTATGCCGCACTGGTCGAATTGGATCGGCGCCTCGATGAGGCGGACATCGATGCAGTGCCATTGTTGGTCGTTCACGATGAGATCGTGCTTGAGGCGGCAGAAGAAGATGCGGAGGAAGCGGCGAGGATACTCGAAGAGGCAATGGTCGCCGGGTTCAGGAAACTGTTCCCGAACGGCGGCATCAACAATTTGGTCGAAGCGAGTGTCTGTAGCACGTGGGCAGATAAATCATGACGGCGGCCGTACAGAATAAATCAGCGATACGCATCAACGAAGACACCGTCATCGAAGAGACGCCCCAGGCGGGCGTGTTCCGCAGACGGCGGATCGGCCTGCTCGAGCGTTGGGCTGACGAGGGGGTTATCACACAAAGACAACTCGACGCGGCTGACGCGTTCGGTGCGATCTTCGAGCGCGCGCAGCTCCGCGAGCGGTACGCGATGTCGACGTCTGCGATAGATCGGGTCGATGGCGGCGGCAGCGGCGGCGAGGATAGTCGATCCGCCGGGCTCTACGACGCTCGAGAGCGGGTCATCGAGGCGTTGGCGCTCTTAGGCGACAGTATGGGCCCAGTGGTCTGGGATGTCGTCGGATCCGGTCTCAGCCTGCGGGAGCATGTATCGAGACAGGTGGGCGTGACACGGGTCACGGTTCACGAGGCACGTGGACGGTTGATCGCGGGGCTCGACATCCTGGCACGGGCGTGGCTTTGATGATCGAATAGAATTTTAGAAATTTGATTCGATCAGATCAAAAGCATGCGTGATCGCATGGCTTGATATGCCCATTAAACATCCGCGACATTATCAGCTCCATGATGCCCGACCTATCATCAGGCCCATAGACGAACACCACAAAGCCAGTAGATAATTCAGCATGCACCGCTTGCTCGCCATCGCAGCTCTCGTTCTATCCTTCGGCATATCGTCTGCCGAGGCGGCCAAGCGTGTTGCATTGGTGATTGGTAACAACAGCTACAAAACACTTCCTGACCTGGACAACGCGCGAAAGGACGCTGACGGAATTGCATCCAAACTCCGGAGCCTGGGTTGGGATGTCGTCTTGAAGAAAGATTTAAGCCGGCGGCAGGCCTATCGACAAATCGCGACGTTCGAAAGCAAGCTCCGGGATGCCGAAGTGGGTCTGGTTTATTATGCGGGGCATGGCATTCAAAAGGATGGCAAAAACTATCTGATACCATCCGATGCCGAGATAGAGGTCGAGGAGGATCTGCGGTCGGAAGCCTTTACATCATCGGACATTCTTGAAGCGATGGAGAAAGCGGGCGCTCCGATGAACATCGTCATCCTGGACTCCTGTCGGGACAATCCGTTGCCAAGACGGTCCCGTTCGGCTGAACGTGGTCTTGCCGCTCCCTCGCTGCCGGCGGGTATTAAAGGCACAGCGATTGTGTTCTCTGCTGGTCCCGGACAGGTGGCAATGGATGGGCCGAAGAACGGACATGGTGTGTTTACGGGCGAGTTGCTGAAGGTGCTGGATAGACCGGGATTAAAACTCGAAGAGGTCTTTAAACAGACCGCTCGGCAGGTGGCGGTCCGGACCAACAGCAAACAGAAGCCATGGATGAATTCATCGGTGACGAGCGATTTTTATTTCCAGGAAGAGAAGGCTACGCCGGCTGCTTCTGTGCCCGCTGCAGATAAGGAGACAGTGTTCTGGCAGTCGATAGCAAACAGTGATCGCGCTGGGGATTATAAAGCCTACCTATCGCAGTATCCAAGTGGAGCTTTCGCAGCGCTCGCTCGCAGTCGTTTGTCCGCACTAAAGGAGACTAAAACGGCGAGCCTGTCTCCACCAAATTACACGATCGAGGCAATGGACGAGACGCTGGTAGCGCTGCGTTCAGCGAACGTGCGTGAACGGCCTACGACATCTTCCGCAAAGTTGGCGACCCTAAAATCAGGTTTTGCAGTCGAGGTGACGGGTAAGACACAGTTTGAAGGTAAGGACTGGTACCGGATCGCGATGTCTGGCCGCAGCGCTTATGTCTTTGGGTCGTTACTGGGTGAGAAAGCGACCCCGGTGGTGGGCGTCTACCCATCTCTGGCACCGGGCAAGACGTTCCGGGACTGCGCGGATTGCCCGGAAATGGTGGTGATCCCATCAGGTTCATTCAGGATGGGTGATTTGAGTGGTGGTGGTTACAAGTATGAAAAACCGGTTCACAAGGTGCGGATCGGTTACAGTTTTGCGGTTGGAAAATACGAGGTAACGCGAGGAGAATTCGCAAAGTTCATCACGGAGACAGGCTACGATGCGGGCAACTCCTGTTATGTCTGGTCGGGTACGAAGTGGGAGAGCCGGTCAGGTAAAACCTGGAGGGATCCGGGATATAGCCAAACTGATCGAGATCCTGTGGCCTGCGTGAGCTGGGACGATGTAAAAGCGTATGTTGACTGGATGTCTCGGAAGAGTGGCAAGGAATATCGTCTTCTGAGTGAGTCCGAGTGGGAGTACATGGCACGGGCTGGGAGTACGTCGAAATATCCATTTGGTGCCAGTGATACAGCTCTTTGCCAACACGGGAACGGAGCGGATCAAAGTACGAGTTTTGATTGGCGTAATAAGTCTTGTAATGATGGGGTTGGTGAGAAGACATCCCCGGCGGGAAGTTATAAGGCTAATAAATTCGGTGTCTATGACACGGTCGGTAATGTCTGGGAGTTGGTAGAAGACTGCTGGAACAAGAACTACCACGGCGCACCCATTGATGGCAGTGCATGGACGAGCGGCGGTGACTGTTCAAAGCGCGTCTTGCGGGGCGGTTCCTGGTACAGCGGTCCTAGGCTCCTCCGTTCCGCGCTCCGCAACTGGAACGATGCCTCGTTTCGGTACAACCTCCACGGGTTCCGGATTGCCAGGACGCTTTCGCGCTAGCGAAAGTGTTACCTCTTCAATCTTTACCTCTTTACCTCTAGGGGGAGAGCCCAGAGAGGGGTTTCCCCTTTCTGGCCGCGTAAGCGGCTAATTTCAGCTGGTTAACTCAGAGTAGCTTCCAATGCCTCGCGAGAAGATCAGGTCCTGCGATCATACGACCAGTAACGATAAAACCGTTATTTGGGCCGGATGGGGCCAGCGCGACGGCGTAACCTACCCACACACACAAAAATCCACTAAACTGATTTCTATGAGGAAACTAACCGCCACCATCTGTCTGACCTTTGCCGTGCTTCTTGGAAGTGTGGGGATGAGTGCGAGTGCTGATTACCAAAAGGATCTAACCGCATACAAGAGTGGTGATTACGCAACATTTTGTAATACCGAAGGTGGCGATGACTAATTTGATAAAAGCAAAGGTTTCCAATTTATCTGCTACAGCAGTGCTTTTAATTTCTCTCGCTGTCACCGGATGCCAAACCACAGAAAATAGTTTTGAGCCGCCAGATACATCACTGCGTATGATCCAAAGCACTGCTGATTATTGTCAAATTACAGATTCAAATTTTGCAATTGATTTAGATTATCTGGAATTATCGGTTTGGTGGTCTGATAAATGTGAGGATGGTTCTCCGAAAGGTTCGGGGAGACTGATTATATTTAAGGGTGATGCAATAGTTGAAGAATATGTTGGTAAAATGGAGAAAGGTCCAGTTGGAATGGCGAGACATGGCCAGGGTGTCATTACCCATTATTTTAGAGAAACTATAATGGGTGAATCTAAACAATTTCCTCGCTGGAGATATGAAGGTGAATTCCTATTTAATGAGCGAACTGGCAATGGGTTTTACACAAATGAAACCGGCTTGCGAATTAAGGGCTCGTTTAAAGACGGTAAACCTAATGGAGTTTGCGCTGTAACGTTCCCTAACGGCACCTCTAAAAATATTGAGTTTGATGAAGGAAAACCAATCCAGTAAGGAATCTCTTATTGGCCGAGAAAAAATATGCGCAGCGTGAAATTAGAAACTCTTCAATGATAGCAGCTGGGGCTGTTCAATTCACAACGAGAATAGTCAAGTATATCGGAAAACTCCGTTAATACTGAACAAATCTAGCACTCTCTTGAGATGATGAACCAGGCTTTTAAAGATAATAGCAGATATAGGTTAGCCTTATGGGTAACGCAGACTACACAGGTATGCCAAATCCACTGAACTCATTTCTATGAAAAAACTGACCGCAATATTCTGTCTAACCATTACCGTGCTTTATGGGGCTACGGGATGTCAGACATCTACAGTTCTGTCCTATTCAGGCCAGTCAGGAGGGAGCCTGCGGCCCTGCACAGGACACCCTGAATCACTTCTATGGACTTATTGTCGGGGATCCTACCGCCTTAGCAATGGCGAGAGTTATGTTGGAGATATTATCAATGGGAAACCTGGCGGAAAAGGAGAAGTTACGTTCAGTGCACCCCATCCTGATGCAGGACAGAAATTGGTTGGTGAATTTACAGAGGGCAAGCTTTTAAAGGGAACAGTAACAAACAGGAGACCTCATATTTATGCGGGTTTAGAAAAGTCTGGTAAATTTTTAGACGGTAAACTTTATGGGAATGTAATTGTTATATGGCGTGTACCACATGCATTGGCGGGTCAGAAATACACTGGTGAAGCGAGAGATAACAAGCGGCATGGGCAAGGGGTACAAACGTATCCCAAAGGAGGAGTGGACGAAGGTATTTGGCAAGATGGTAGATTTATAAAGCCGCAAAAAACGACTAGTGAATTTTTGGCGAAAAGCCGTAAAGAAATTGCCAGTCTTAAAAATCAGAACCAATCCAAACCCAAACAGGTTGCCAAAAGACCTGAACCCAAGAAGTCACCACCACCTAAATCGGGTTACACAGGTTCTGGTTTCTTTGTCTCCAAACTTGGTCACATTATTACCAATGAGCATGTGGTCCGTCAGTGCGGTTCAGTGACTGTCGGAGACAATGCTAACAAACAGATTAGTGCATCCATTCTGGAGAAAGATAAACGCAACGACCTTGCTCTTCTGCGTATATCCTCCACCGAGATGGCATCTGCAGAGACCAAATCACTGATAAGTAAACTAGGTGCCAAAAAACTTGGACTGAAACTTGTTCCCCTCGCATCTGGTGGACTGATGCGTTCAGATGACATTGAACTCGGTGAGAGTGTAATGGTTGCGGGTTATCCTTACGGGGAACTGTACAGCAATACCATCAAGGTTACAGGTGGAATGGTGAGTGCTGTAAAAGGTATGGGTGATGACAGTGCTCAGTTCCAGATGGATGCTGCGGTTCAACCCGGCAACTCTGGCGGTCCTATCTATGACGAGAATGGAAACATTGTCGGTGTGGTCATATCCCAACTGAACAAACTGAAAGTCGCAAAGACGATTGGGTCACTTCCAGAGAATGTGAACTTCGGTATCAAGGCATCCACCGTGAGACAGTTCCTGACCTCTGCTGGATTACCCACCAAGTGGTCTAATCGGACGAAGAGAAAGTCCACAAAGGAATTGGCACAGATTGCCAAGAACCAGACCGTGATGGTGGTCTGTAATCCTTGATGAGTTCTCTACCCACACACTCAAAACACTCTAAATCCATTCCTATGAGAAAACTGACCGCAACACTCTGTCTGACGATTGCTGTGCTTCTTGGAATGACGGGGATGAGTTCCAAAATGTTAAAGTTTATTAAATATATTTCTACTTTTTTAATATGCGTATCAATTGGATTAGGTTATTTATTTTCTGATAATTTATCTTTCGCTGAAAATATAAAATACATGGAAGAGAAATTAAAATATTTAAAACAAAAAAAACAACTAGAGTCTCAAATAGAAGTAATAAATAAAAGATTAATGGACTTGGATAAGCAGTATAAAACCAGTGGGAAAATAAATAATACAACCAAAGATAAGAAAATTGATAATTCTAAATTAAAAAATGTATTTGGTAAGAATTACCTTATGAAGGGTGAAACTGATACTGGTTTTTGGGAAATAAGCGCTCTTGCTGATGGTACATTAGAACTATCCATGAGTAATGGATATTCAGATTATGGTAAATGGTGGATGGAAGGTAATACTTGGTGCCGAAAATTTGATGAAGCACGGAATTCTGTTACAAGTTGTTATATGATACAGCATGTCGAAGATAATAAATATTTGATTGAAAAAACCAAAGGTAATGGAGTTGATAAGACAACCGTCACCATTGACTGATTAGACCAAAGACCATTGCTGAAGGTCCTTCTGGACATCGCATTAGACCGCAGTTTTTCCTCTCTGCGGTCTTTTGCGTGCTTATCTAAAAAAGATGAAAAAGAAGATGCTTCCGTTGTGATGTAAATCTCCTATCCAACGAGATTTCCAACTGACCTGTGGGTCTTTGATACGGAGACATTTGTTCCTCTACCCTCAAACTCAAATCCCTCTAAACTCATTCCGATGAGAAAACTGACCGCAATATTCTGCCTGACGATTGCCGTGCTTCTTGGAAGTATGGGGATGAGTGAGAGTGCTGATTTACTAAAGGGTGCTTTCGCATACAAGAGTGGTGATTACGCAACTGCTCTTCGTGAGTTTCGACCTCTTGCCGAACAGGGGAATGCCGATGCCCAGTTCATGCTGGGTGGGATGTACTATAACGGAGAAGGAGTTCCAAAGAACGATAAGACTGCGGTGAAGTGGTACAGACTTGCTGCCGAACAGGGGATTGCCGCTGCTCAAAACATCCTAGGTGAAATATATCGCAGAGGACATGGTGTTCCACAGAACCATAAGACTGCGGTGAAGTGGTACAAACTTGCTGCCGAACAAGGTGATGCCCTTGCCCAGAACAATCTGGGTGCGATGTACGCACTTGGACACGGGGTCATACAGGATTGGGTCTATGCCCATATGTGGGGAAATATTGGTGCCTCTAATGGTAGTGAGAGAGGTGCCAAAGTGCGAGACCTCGCTGCTAAAAATATGACCCCATCCCAACTTGAAACCGCAAAGAAACTTGCCCGTGAATGTATCCGTAAGAAATACAAAGGGTGTGAGAGTGCCGGTCACCAAAAGGGTCTAACTGCTGCTCAAAGTGCTGATTTCCAAAAGGGTCTAACCGCATACCATAGTGGTGATTACGCATCTGCCATGCGGGAATGGACACCTCTTGCTGAACAGGGGGATGCCTCTGCCCAAACACTAATTGGTGCGATGTACAACGAAGGAAAAGGTGTTCCACAGGACTATAAGACTTCAGTGAAGTGGTTCAAACTTGCTGCCGAACAAGGTGATGCCGATGCCCAAGGAAATCTGGGTATGATGTATGCCTTTGGGTGGGGAGTACTAAAAGATTATGTCTATGCCCATATGTGGGGAAACATCGCTGCGAAGAATGGAAATGAGTTGGGTGCGAAGTTGCGAGATGATTTTGAGAAGAAAATGACCCCATCCCAACTTGAAACCGCACAGAAACTTGCTCGAGAATGTGTCCGTAAGAAATACAAAGGGTGTTGAGTTAGAACTCCACTCAGACTGCTAATGACTTTAACAAACATAAGGAAAATTAATGTCACTCGATCTCTCCACGCTCAATAAAGGTCAAACCCGTAAATTAAATGCTCTTCGTAAAAGTCTGGGAAATGAGATCGCAGATAATGCATTTGCAAAATGGATGAAAACGCAGACCAAAGAGAACTCGGTTAAGATCGATCCTGTTGCTGAGAAAATCAAAGTTGCCTTATCCTCGTTGGTGCATGACAGCGCATTCCGTTTGGGCAGCAAGGGATACATTATCAAACGGTCTAAGGGTAAGGGTGCATCTGGGTTTGTAGTCAGTAAGGTTGAGTAGGGTCAGGTTCCTCTACCCACACACTCAAAACCCTCTAAATCCAATTCTATGAAAAAACTGACCGCAACACTCTGCTTGACCCTTGCCGTGCTTTTTGGAAGTGAGGTGAGAGCATCTGATTTTTTGACCGGATTGGAAGAATATAAGAAAGGAAATTTGGGAACCGCATTAAGGATATGGAAACCACTTGCTGAGCAAGGCAATGCAGATGCCCAATATAATTTGGGTATGATGTACAAACGTGGTCGAGTTGTTCAAAGGGATTTTCAGAAAGCAGTGAAGTGGTTTGAACTTGCTAGTAAAAACGGCAGCACTGAGGGAACCTATAATCTCGCAGTTGCGTATCACAAAGGACAACATGTAGAAAAAAATCTCGAATACGCATTGAAGTTGTACCATATCGCTGCTTGGAACGGTTATGCAGATGCGGAATTTCAAGTTGGTAATTTTGCATTTCAACGCAAAGAATATAAATCCGCCTCAAATTGGTATCGCCTTGCTGCTGAACAGGGGCATACCGAAGCACAACAATCCCTGGGTGCCTCGCATCACAAAGGTCTTGGTGTTCTTCAGGATTACGTTCGTGCTCATATGTGGGGAAATATTGCTGCCTCAAATGAGAGTGAGGAGGGCAGTAAATTGCTAGACCTCGTTACGAAACAAATGACCTCTGCACAACTCGAAAAAGCACAAGACCTTGCCCGTGAATGTGTCCGTAAGAAATACAAAGGGTGTTGAGTTAGGAAATCTCTAATCTCCACCCTTTTCCTCAAATGCGAAGTAGTCAGCATATCCACCCATCTCAAAACTTGTTCCTCTGGGTAGTCCTAACTTCTTGTCTATCAGTTTGAGGTCAGCAAAAGTTCCGTCATCTCCAAGAGCAGCAATCTCCTCATTCACTCTTTTTGCAATTGCGTCATAACCCGCATTTCGTAGTGGTTTTGAAAAACCCTTCAAGGATTCAATTTCGTCTTCAATCGTCATTCTTCTCTAATTCCTTCTCTATCAGGTTCATCGTCATTTTCATTCCCCACCAGCGACCAGAGTAGAAGGTCACGACAAGAACCATCGTAGTCACCAACGCACACGCAGTTGGTGAGAATGGTATTTCCACCATTCGGTTCTCCTTATTTTAAGATTTGGGTGTGACAAAAAGGGTGGTGGAAATGGGAATTCTAAAACCCCAGAAAACCTCACTTTTTGAGGTCTGAATTTTTAGTGACAATATCGGTCGATATTGTCACGCAACCTTCTTGAGTTCTCTCTGAACGGTAGCAGTCGAAACACCAACTTCAGACGCAATTGCACGAATAGACTTCTTCTCAGTCCTCAGTTAGATGATCTGATCAGTGATCTTATCCGTGACGGTCCTCTTCCGTCCCAACTTGGTTCCGTTTGCGACAGTCCTTGCAAGTCCCGCATTAGTCCTCTCGATGAGCATCTCACGGTTCCATTCTTCCAGAACCCCAATCAGTTTCATCATCATGCGTGTCAATATCGGTGTAAAAACCGGCCAGTATGTTGGCGTAAAACGCCACCAGTTGCGTAGTGATATGACAAGGGCCCCGATCGGGGCCCTTGTCATATCTTGCGGTGGTTGTTGAGGTCAGCGTTTGCGTTTGGAGCGGCTCTGGGCCAAGCGGTAGGACTGGC